AAATGAGGCGCTTGATACTGGCCTTGATGCTGCGCTAGGTCCGGCACCGCTTGGGCCAAAGACTGCCGTTGCTGACATTGCGCGCCGCACAGCGCCCGCGCGTGGTGACGCATACCGCGCAGCTTATAGCACACCGATCAACTATGCTTCCGATCAAGGGCGCGCAATTGAGGAGGTGCTATCCCGCATTCCGCATGAAGATATGATGGCTGCAATTAAGGAAGCTAACGCTCAAATGCTGGCCGATGGCGTAACCAATCAGCAGATCATGGCGAGTGTTCTGGACGATGGGCGCGTGGTTTACCGAGAAATGCCTAACGTCCAGCAACTTGACGAAATCAAGAAATCATTGCAGCGAATGGCATATTCAAAGGAAAATACGGATGATTTTGGCAGGCTAATTGGTCCGGGAATTCGATATAACTCACTTGCCGGACAATTGCGGGATGCAACCGCATCTGCTGTGCCTGACTATAGAACCGCTGTTCAGATTGGCGGCGATAAGATGGCTGAGGACCGCGCTTTTATTCTTGGGCGCAATATCCTTAACCCGAAAACAGAGATTGAGGACGTTGGGCTTGAGTTGGGCAAAAACCCGTCTCAAGCGCAGATTGCGGCGGCAAAGTCAGGGCTTCGCAGCGCCATTTACAAAACAATGGGTGATGTGCGCGCAATTGCCTCCGATCCAAACATTGACGCCCGCGAGGTTGTCAAAGCCGTAACGGATATGTCTAGCGCCAATGCCCGTGCTAAAATTAAAGCACTGATGGGCAAAGAAGCTGACGCATTGCTAAAGCAGATTGACCAAGCTGCGCAATCTGCACAAGTGCGCGCTGCAATGGCTGTCAATTCAAAGACAGCCATTCGCGGTAATATCAAGGCTGATGTTACCGCATTGACTGATCCGGGCATCATTGGCAGCCCAATGCAGGGCGAGCCTGTAAACACTTCAAAGGCGCTTATTCAGGCAGTTACAGGCCAGACAAAAGAGTATACAGTGGCGCAACAGCAAAAAATCTTTGCAGACATTGCAAAGGCGCTAACTGAGAAAAAAGGCAAATCAGCTTTGGCCGCATTGAACTATCTTGAAAACGCCATGAAAGGCCAGCCGCTGACCGCAGCACAGAATGAGTTTGTGGCGCAACAGATCGCGGCATCTGGGTTGATCGGGCTCACTCCCACCGTGCAAGAGGCCACCGGAGCGCGATAATGGCAAAACTGACCAAACAAAACATTCAAAACATCGTGACGCAATCCGTCAGCGATGCAGTTGCTTTTATCCAGTCTGAAATTGCGCCGGATCGGATCAAGGCGCAAAAATACTTCAACGGGCGGGTCGGCATTTCACACGAGGAAGGCCGATCAAAGGTTGTGGCAACTAAAGTGCGGGATACCATCCGCGCCGTAAAGCCAGCCTTGATGCGGGTGTTTTTGCAGACAGATAAGCCCGTTGAGTTTATCCCGCGCACACAAAATGCAGTCAAAGCGGCAGAGCAAGCCACGTCATATGCCCAATATGTATTTGAGCAAAACGATGGGTTTACCGCGCTGCATGGGGCGTTTCATGACGCGCTGATTAAGAAGGTCGGCATTATCAAGGTTTTCTACGAAGAAACCGATGATGTGGAGTTTGACGAATATAGCGGTTTGACGTTTGAGCAAGCCGCTGCAATTGCGCTTGATCCAGAAGTTGAGGTTATTGAGCAGGAAGTAGAAGAAAACGGCTCAATTGAGATGAAAGTCAGCCGCAAAAACACGGCTGGCAAAATCAGGTTTGTAAACGTCGCGCCGGAAGATTTCTTTGTCGATCGGTCGGCAACGTCAATCCGCAACTGCTATGTGTGCGGACATTCCACCGAGGGGCGGGTCAGTGATCTGGTCGCCATGGGCTTTGACTTAGAGGAAGTGCTGACCTATGCGGGCGCAAAGTCTGGCGGGACTGAGGAAGAAGAACAGCTTGCCCGCAGCAACTTCGCGGATGAAAACGACGACGAAAACGCGCTTGATCCGTCAATGCAGAAAATCATTATTACCGAAGCATATATGCGGATGGATATTGAAGGCACTGGCGTAGCCAAGCAATACAAATTCATCTGCGCGGGTGACGGGTATCACATTCTTGATACTGAACTTTGCGACTACAATCCGTTTGCGGTGTTTGAGGTGGACCCTGAGCCTCATGCTTTCTTCGGTCGGTCTCTGGCGGATATCATCATTGACGATCAGGACGCCAGCACATCGCTTCTGCGCGGGTTGCTGGATAGCATCGCCATGGCGAACAATCCCGGCGTTGAAATGGTCGAGGGGCAGGTTAACGCCGATGATCTGCTTAATAATGAAATCGGGCGAGTTGTGCGGGTTAAAGCCCCCGGCATGATCCGAGAGTTTAGCATCGGAAATGCGGCTTCTGCGGCGCTTCCTGCCATGCAGTTTTACGATGAAACAATCCGGCAAAAGACTGGTATCATCGGCGCTGGTATGGGCTTGGATGCTGACGCTCTGCAAAGCCAAACGGCGGCGGGGGTGCGGCTTGCCGATCAGACGAGCAACGCTGTTTCTGAGTTGATCGCCCGGACCTTGGCAGAAGGTGGGATGCGGCAACTATTCGAAAGCATTGCCAAGCTGTGCCGCCAGCATCCAGACGCCAATGCCATGATGCGCCTCAATGGCGAGTTTGTGCCAGTTGACCCTACCTCGTGGGGGTCTGACATGGACGTAATCGCAAATGTCGGCCTTGGAACTGGGCGGCAGGAAGATCGCGTAATGGCGCTAAATCAGGCATTTCAAGTGCAAAGCCAAATCTGGCAAGCGTATGGCCCCGGAAATGGCATTGTGACCATGACAAATATCCGCAACACTCTGGCCGATCTGCTGAAACTTGGCGGGGTGTATAACGCGGACCGCTATTTTGAGCCGATGTCGGCTGAAAAAGAGCAGGCTTTGATGGCCCAGAAGGCGCAAGAGGCGGCAATGGCGCAACAGGCTGGCGGTCAGTCTGATCCAAATGCTGCATTCTTGCAGGCGGAACAGATGAAGGTTTCGGCGCGCGTTCATACCGACATGCAGAAAAACCAACTGACCGCAATCAATGATGCGGCAAAGATTGACCTTGAACGCGACAAGATGGCGCAAGACTTGGCAATCCAAGTGGCGGAAATTCTTGGTAAATACGGTGCAACGATTGACGTAGCGCGGTTGAAGCAAGAGCAGTCTGCAAACAGCATGGGGATGATGGGTGGATATTGACCGCACCGCTATGGACGCCAATAGGCTGTTGCTTGACGATGGGTTGCAGGCTGTTTTTGCCTCAATTATCAATGCAGCGGCGGGGGTTTTTTTTAATCCCAATTCTGCTATAAGTGATATCGAAATAGCGCACCAAAAGGTGAAAGCTGTTGAGTTTATCAAATCCGAATTGCAATCGCGCATTGACGCGAAGGCGATAGCGGACAAACGCAAAAGGACTTTGGACCGTGACTGACACGACAGAGCAAGAAATCAGCTTGGAAAGCGCCGCTGCGCTTTTGCTTGCGCAAGAAGAACAGCCGGAAGAAACTGAAACCGAGGTAACGCAAGAAGCGCCCGAAGTTTCAGAGAAAGCGGTTAACGAACCCGATGATGCGCCGGATGAAACCGCATCGGATGATGAAGCAGAAACGGAAAGCGCCGATCAAGAGCAGCCGCAATCCTTCACCGTTAAAGTTGACGGTAAAGAGGTTTCGGTGACGCTGGATGATCTCAAGCGATCCTATTCCGGTCAGGCTTACATTCAGCAGGGTATGCAGCAAGCGGCTGCGGCAAAGAAAGAAGCCGAAACGCTGGCGCAGACTTTGCAGGCCGAACGGCAACAACTGATTAACGTTGTGAGCCAACTTCAACAGACTGGCATTAAAGCGCCCCCCGCAGAACCTGACATGGAGATGCTGAATAAAGACCCGATTGGGTATATTCAGGATCGCGCACGATATGAAGCCGAAATGAAGGCATATGTCGCGCAACAGGAACAACTGCGGTCAATTCAGGATCAGGCTTCGCAAGCAGAATTGGCGCAGCGCGCTGAGTTTGTTCGCGGTCAGGCTGAAATCTTGAAGCAACGCATTCCGGCTTTTGCAGACCCGCAGAAGGCGAAAGAGTTGCAGGCGCAATTGGCATCAACTGCTGTTGAGGGGTATGGATTTAGCGCGGAAGAAGTGGCGGGAATTACCGACGCTCGTGCGGTTCAGGTTCTACACGACGCAGCGCAATGGCGCGCGCTTCAAGCGGGCAAGGCAATGGCGAAAAAAGCGCCGGAAGCACCCCGCACTGTGAAGCCCGTAGCTCGTGCGGCGGATCAAGTTGGCGTCAATCGGCAAAAGCAACTGCAACAGGCAAAGCGAACTGGCAAGGTCGAGGACTTTGTTGGCCTGTTGTTCAAATGACCTCATCGCCAAAAAGGATTGATCCATGGCACAACCTGTAAATACCTTCGACAGCTACGATATGCGTGGCATCCGCGAAGATCTTTCGGACATGATCTACAACATCTCGCCGGAAGAAACCCCGTTCTATTCGTCTACGGCCAAGGCAAAGGCCAGCAACACGCTGCACGAATGGCAAACCGACGCCCTGCGCGCATCGGGTGATAACGCCCACATTGAGGGTGACGACACCACGCCGGAAGCCCGCACCGCGACCACCCGTCTGGGCAACTACACTCAGATT